GCCCGAGAAGCGCCAATCCGAAGATATACCGAAGCATTTGTGCGCCCCTCAGTTGGTGGACATGCCCTGAATTACATCCACCTGCATGTTCCCACCCGAGAGGGAACTTAAGTTGATCCTAGCCCGCGTGATCGGCGTCAGAAATGCCGCATAGGTGCTCGCCGTTGTGCCGGCCGGAATGTCGGGGCTATCGAACCAGTTGGCCTGCGAATCGGTGGTCGTCACGCCGTAAGTGGTCGTCGTGTACTGCAGCTTGTAGTTCGCCGTCGCGCCGCTCAGCAGCGTGCAAGTGATCGCCGCGTTAAACGGCGCAATCGAAGGATCAAAATCAAACGATGCCTGCGCGCCGCTCGCGCCAGCAAGGTAGGTGATCGTTTTGCTGTAGGGCATCGCTCAATCCGCATGTTTCTTGAGGTCTGGAAATTTTGAGTACACCTTAGCCTTCACTTTGGCTTTGATGTACTCCGGCTTGTTTGAGGCGCGAGCAAGCGCGTTGACAGCGTGATTCCGATCATTAACTGGGAATCCCCTCGAACCGGGCAGCGCAAAATCCGAGGTCGGCAGAGCGTTTCTAGCCTTCGAAGTTAGCTTGGACATTCACCCTCTCCAAAAACTAAAGCCCAACCCGCACCTCGGGCGCGGATCGGGCCTAGCCCACTTCCCTCGTGAAACAAGTCAGTCCGGCTGGCCCGCAGCCCGCTCGCCAGTCTTGCCGCTGTGGTGCGCTGAACTCAAAGGATTCTTGTCGGCTCCAACGCGGCCCCCTGACCTGCGCGCGGGCCGATCATGGCGGTGACGCGCCATCTTTCCTTCCGGATGCATGTCGTGCTTTTTCACTTTGCCGCCGCGTTTGCGTTCGTCGCCCTTGTCGTAGGGCTCTTTCCCCTCGGCTTCCTTGAACACGTCGGGATTGCCCGAAACCTTCATGTCAAGCCGGCCGCCGCCTTCGCGCTTCTTATGGCCTCTGCCTTTCATCGGATCAATCCCTCTCAATTGTTGATGTAGTTCTGCGTCTGACGATACAGCATCGTCACGAACGTGGACCCCACAGTCGTGGCTCCCACCGGCGTCACGGTGAAAACCACGGTCTCTACGGTTCCCGTATCGCCAATCGCCGCAATTTGCGTCGTGTTAAATGTCGGCTTCAGCCTACCGTTCGCAGCCGTGACAGATGCCAACGCGAGCCCATTCACATAAGTCGTGTCAGCCGCAGCCGTGCCAATCGAGAGCGTCGCCGACGTGGCGCTGTCCCAAATGGTAGTGGTGTCCACGTAGAAGTCCACAATCTGTGTATGCCTCGGAATCTGACACGTCCGCGATACCGCAGCCGTCCCGTTTTGCGCCAGCAAAACCACCTGCGCCAGCAACGCCATACCCTGATTGCCGAAAGCATTGTTGTCGCTCGCCGCCGCACGCGGACCCGACATGATCGGCCCCGAATGCGACGTGCCGGGCCCCTGCGGGTTGATCGTGGTCTGTACGGCCATGCCGGCTTCCTCTATCCAAACCTCGGACTAGCTACAAACAGCCAGTCCCTTTCGATTCCTCTTGCAGGAACATGACCAGCAAGACCGCCGTTGGCGAACTCGCCTTGATGCTCCCGGGCTGCTTTCAGGTAGGCTGCGTGCGCTGCCTCGGCGGTGCGGAAATGCGAGCCTAAATTAAGCTGCTTATTCTGCACCGTGATGGTCGCTTGCCACCTATCTGTCCACTTCCCTTTCCTTACCACCTTCGCAGCTCCCTTGAAGCCGCTGGTGTTCCTCGTGTGCAGTTTGGCGTTCGCGCTGTTCTGCGAATACGTGGCTGCCCTCAAATTCGCGATCCGGTTGTCCTGCCTGTCTCCGTTGATATGATCCACCAACTTAGGAGGCGTTTGACCGTAGTAGAGAAGCCACGCTAGCCGATGCGCTAGCATCATCTTCCCATTTATTCGGATGTACCGATAACCATTTGTAGAGATGGTCCCCGGTTCATCCCTCCACCAAAACTTCCCAGTGGCAGGGTCGTAACCTACATGCTCACGTACGTCGTCTGAATTGATGCGCGTCACTTGCTGGCTCCTATTTAGAGCCAAGCATAGCACACCAACTAACTTGTCGGAAATTCCCCCCAGGCCGCCCTCGGATCGTTAAGTCCGAAGGAATAGCGCTCGTAAGCTTTCACCAGCAGGTTGTCGGTGATGTTGTCCACCCACATATCGCTCTCATACGGAATACGGAGCATGTGGATCAGCCCCTCGATATTCGTCGTGAGGAACCACGCGAACGAGGACGTGAGGAAGTCCATCACGATGAAGCCTTCGGGCAGTCCGCCGGACAGCGTGAGGATCGCGTTCACGTCGTTGTCGGCGGTGCCAGGGCGCAGTTCCGTCTTGCACAGGCGGATTGCGACCTGTTCGAGGTTCGGCGGGACGACGAGCCTGCGCGCGCGGGACAGGATGCGCAGACCGCGCTCGTTCACGAAATTCGTTCGCACGTTCGTCATGTCGGCGAGGAGCGACGACTCGTTGAGTGACTTCGGGGTGGATGAGGTGTTGGCCCATGTGCCGCCGTCATACGGATGCGCGGTCGAGAACAGCGCAACGCCGTCACCGATCTGCGCGGAGTTGTAGACGTTGCCCAAGTTCAGCACGTTTGCGCCCTGAATTTCCTTGAACTGCGCGAAAGCCTCTTGGAGCTTCAGGTTGGTCGGGTTGAACTGTGCCTTGTACAGATTGTCGTCGATGGCCTTGCGGGTGATCGCGTAGCCCAGCGCCACCTCGATATGCACGAACGCCCACGTAAAACGCTCGCCGGCCTGATTGTCGAACTGCGTCGCCGCGCCCTCGTCCTTGAGGTACGGCAGACCCACGAACGCCATCTGAGTCGAGCGCTCGACGGCCATGTTGGACTTGTGGGTTTTGAATACGCGGTCCCATTGACGCGGAATTTGCTCATAGGAGCCCCGCACATCAAAGAGCCCCGGCAACAATTCCGAACGAATTTGTGCGAGTGCGATGGGGATGGCCGCCTCCTATTGTAAGTATTGGAAGGCACTGCCATAATGGCCGAACCCGCCCACGTTGGTAGCGTGCGGCGGGTTCTTGATAGTCGATCCGATCAGACCGGAAGGACCACCCGCCACATGGATATCATGCAAATTGAAGAATGGCGACCTGTCACGGTCGCGAACCTCGGGGATTTCTACGAGGTGAGCAATCTCGGCCGCGTCAGAAGTCTCGATCGCATCTGCTACGGACTTAAGGCCCGAAGAGTAGACGGCAAGATTATCCGCCCCGCCACGAATAAATTTGGATATGCCAACGTCAATCTCTTTAGAGATGGACGGTGCAAGTCGATCCACGTCCATCGACTCGTGGCATTGGCGTTCGTCCCCAATCCACTTAACCTTCCGGTCGTCAACCACATCGATGGCAACAAAGGAAACAGCATAGCCATCAATCTGGAATGGACAACCGATCAGGGTAATAGGCAGCACGCTATCGACATTGGCCGTATTACGCTGTTCCAGAAACTCTTGAGCGCAGATGAAGTGGCCGAAATCAGAAAGCTGCGAAACAAGATGACGCAAGTCGAGATCGCCAAGCTTTTCGGCGTAACCCAAACTAACATCTCCGCGATTTTCTGTGGCCGAACACATCGTCGTAAACTTTTCCCCTGATCCGCCGACTATTGGACGCCTAGAAGAGTTCTGAAGCGTTGGGAGTTGAACGAGACAACGCACCAGTTGTTGGCGCTCGTAAAATCGCTGCCATTTCCGACCGCGCCGTAGTTGCCCCCGAGCCCAACGAGTCCCACCACTTGGAATTGGTTCGTGGTGAGGTTCGTGATCGTCGCCTGATCCAGCGTGTAGCCCGAGAAGCCGCCGCCAACGGTCGATCCCGTCCCGGTGTGGAACGAGATGTTGTTGCCGATCGCGGTGGAACTGATGTTGGTCGAGAAGGCCGCAGCGACAAAAAGCGCGCCGGGCGATTCCTGCACGTAGGCGGTCACGTCCGCGCCAGCAGCGCCGGGGTAGTACGGCGACCACGTTGGTGCGCCGCCAGTCGACGGGATCAGCATGCACCCCATAAAGATGCCGTCCACGTTACCCGTGGTGCTGGTCTGCGCGCCGATGTACTGGCTGGAGCCGATCTTGGTGACCGGATCGCCGAAATAAATGGACGTGGTGTTGGCCGAGGAAACCAGCCGCGTCGAAAGCTGGTAGTCGGCGACGTACCCCGGAAGGTAGCCAATATGCTTGAATCCGAACGAGACAGCGGTGTTGGACATGGCGTCAGGCCGCTCCGGTTGAGGGGGCTTCTCCTGACAGGCACTGTCTTGAGGGTGGGCCGGGTTAAATCCGCGCTCGCGTGGGGCGGGTCGGTCCGGTGCGTCCGGCTATTTCATCCGCAGGCCTTGCGCGGCGGGCGGGAAAAATTAGTGTGGATTACGCCAATATCCCAGATGTTGTGGGGCGTCAAGCGTAAGCCACACTAACCGCCCCGGCTTACTTGTCGAGAATCCGATCAATATTCGCCAGCACCGTGCCGGGAATTTCGTTCACGTCCAATTTGAGGTCGGACGCCCGGATGTGCGTCAGCACAACGCTGCATGCGGACTCGCCAAGCTTTGCCACCTCCTTGTCGTACTTTGCCCGAGCCGGCGTATTCGGCATCAATTCGACCGCCCCGTCGGCGACCTCGGAAAAAGTCTGCTGGCGCGTTTTCTCGGTTTGCTGTGCGACGGCTTGAAGCGCGGCGATGTTCTTTTGAATGTCCATCCGCAGCGTCGCGTTGCCGAATTTGTACGCAACCGTTTTGGCCTCAGCATTCGGCTTGCCTTCGTTGAGCACCACGGTCGCGCCGTCCAGCGCCGCAAGGCCGTTCAGGATGGTCAGACAATTGTTGATGGTGAGCGGAGGTGGACTCGGCTGAGCTTCCTTTGGTTCGGCGGCGGTCACGACCGAGGTTGAAGCGAGTGTGGCAGCGCAGATTATCAACAACTTTTTCATCTTATTTTCCTTCTCTCACAATTTTATTGAGTCGACGGTTGATTAAGAAACAGCCGCTTCCAAACACAATTCCAGCCGCCAAGAAACCTAACCAAAATGGCAACATGGCAATTATTCCGCAGCCTGCCGCTGGTGAGCCGCCGCCATGCGCTCCATCGCAGCGCGCCATGTGTCGGACGGCCCAGTGTAAAGTTGCAGGCCAAGGATGGGGCGATACGGATCGAGTTCTTCCCCGATCATGCCCACGCTTACCTTGCGTTGCGGGATGGCGATCAGGTTCGCGGCAAGCATGTGCTGCGCTGGCCAAATGTTCGTCTGGTTCTTGAAGGCATTCATCGGGTTGAAAAACGGCCCCATGTGCCAATAGGCGACATATCCGATTTCCTCCAACGCCGCTGCGATCTCAGGCCGCGCGTCCTCGCCGTGGTCCAGATATATCACCGGCTTACAGCGCTCGATTGTCCCGACCGCACCGCGAATCACGTCCGCTTCCATGCCCTCAACGTCAATCTTGATGACGGTCGGCGAAATACCGAATGCGTCGCCGTCATCCGCGAACGAGTCGATGGTGGTGATTTCGATTTTCGGGCCGTTCATTTTCTCGGGATCGGTGAAAACCTTGAAATTACCGAAATTGCATTCGGTATCGTCGCTGGGAAGTTCCTCAATATGTAGCGGCACACCGGGGACGTGAAAACTCACCGCCTTGTTGTCCCAAAACACATTCCCCAGCTCGTTCAGTTTGATGTTCGCCGCCAAAATCGCCTCAAGGCGCGGCTGCGCTTCGAACGAAAATACCTTGCCGTGCTTCCCGACCAACCGCGAAAACGCCACCGTGTGGGTTCCGATATTGGCCCCAACATCAATCACGGTGTCCCCGTCCTTGATGAAGTTCTTGAGCATGTCGATTTCGAATTCGGACCACTCCCCGTAGGCTTCCAGCGAGCGCCCGATGAATGTGTCGTTCGGGTTGTAGACGAACAGCCCGTGCTTGCAGCCTTTGCCGCGCAGAACCGGGTTTTCCTTCAGGATCGGCGCTTCGCTGATCTTCTCCGCAATCTTCGCGGTGCGGCGAACCTGCTCCTCTGCCTGCCACTTGATGTAGGTATCGGTGTATTCGTGCGGTCCAACGTGCACCATCTGGTGATGCGTCGCCGCCCACACCTGTCCCCCACATTCCCGCCAACGCCGTCCGAACGAAATATCCTCCGAAACTGTCCCGCGCTTGGGATCGTTGATTTTGTCGAACGCGCGAATCAGCCGCGTGATGCCGGTTTCACGAAATAGCGCGCTGTCCGTGGTGTGCGGGCGTGTGTCGCTCAGTTCCGGCATCTTTTCCAGCATGGTCTTGATCGCGTCGCGGCGAATCAGAAAGCAACCGCAACCTAACCCCTCCACCTCGATAAATGGCCCCCGGAATTGCGGGTTCGGCAGGCCAGAAACCGCCCATTCGCGCTCTGCTGTTTTCTTCGGATATAGCGCACCGACGATGGGCTCGCCGAACGCGAGCATGTCGGTCACAAGATCGGGTAGCCAACCCATGTCATCATCTATCATCAGTAAATGCGAGTATTGCTTCAGCTTGTCGTAAAATAGCGTCAGCCCCCAATTGCGTACCCACTCGACATCTGGATTCGAGATCGCGGTGATGCCGTATTGAATACCCTTGTTGTGGAAGTGCTGCGCTTGCGCATGGGTGGCAAGCAACGTGGTGCCCGTGAGTTGGTTTTTGTACGTCGGGCAGAACATTAGGACGGCGGTCAATGGTAAATTCCCTTGGCTGTTCCCATGGCCCAGAGATAGCGGTGCCATCCCCACCAATATGGATTTGCGAAGCTGTGTCGGACGACCAGCGCTCTATTCGTTGTCGTCGCCATACTCGTATTCGCCGGGCGGAAGCTCCATGGACTTGTCCACAGTAATCGAGATATTTCCGCCTGCCGACAGACGCCCCGCTCGCTGGTTCTTCTTCATCGAAAACCCATCCGGCATTTGCTTCGAAAGCTTCAAAATGTCCGCCTGATCGCGCACCTGCCGGCGGGCTTTCATCTTGCCTTCCACCCGCGCTTCCTCAGACAGCGCCTCGGGCCGTTCCTCCAGCCGCAGGCCCTCCACGACGATATCGCCCGTATGTCCGGGACGCGTCCAGCGCCCTGCATGGCGATCCGCCGGCACAGGACGCCAGCCGTTTTCGTAATGCTGGTTTTGCTGCGCGACCTGTTCCTGATTGAGGATCGTGACCGGATTCCACTGATAATCCCAGCCGTCCGGAATTTCGTTGCTCGGGACGTGGAACTTGTCGCCGACCTGAGTGCGGCGGCGCGTCAATTGCTCGCCGTCACGGCCCGTCACCACTACAGCGCCACGACGCGTGTTCTCGATAGTGTCCCGATTCGCCGCTCTTGCTGGCTGGCGTGCGGCTCTACGTGCGGGCGCGGGCTCAAACCCGGCTTCCGGCAAGTCATCAACTGCCGCCTCAGGACGAGGGGTAGGAGGGCGTCCACGGCGCTTCGGGGCAGCCGTATGCGCTTGTAGCCGCTGAAGCCGCTCACTTGCCGTCGGTACTGCTGGCTTACCCATTGGTGGCCTCCGTAGCCGCAGGCGCGGCGTATTTCGTCCTGATGTTTTCAATCGCAACCCTGAGGCAGGTTTCGCGGGCGCTCGGAAGTTGCTCAATCGAGATAACGCTTTCCTCCTGCATCGCTACCAACAATCGGTCGCGTTCACGCAGCAATTCTGCCAAGTGTTCGAACATCTCAGGAGGAACCTTCGTGCGGAGCGACTGCCGTTCGCCGATTTCCGTGACCTCAGCGGTGCGGTGCGAACCGCTTTCACCAAGCACCGTCACCGTGCCGCTCAAGCCATGGTCAGCTTGCCGCCCAAACCAGTCATCGACGTTCTTTTTCGCCTTGTCGCGCGCGGCCTGCAACGCAGCATCGGTTTCGGCTTTTGGCCGCTCCAGCAGATAGAGGTGGTGTACACAAATATCGTCTGACGAGCCGAGCGGCGCGAATAAGCCGGGATGCCGCGAGCACGGAACGGCCTTCCAGCCATCAAGCGTCGGTTTGTCGTGCCATTGATACGACATGCCAGTTCGCGGCTTGGGGAGGTCCAACAATTCGGTAAGAGAGAGAAGCGGGACAACCGCGTATCCCATGCCCCACAATTCCTGCACAGCATCGCGCACCGAATTGGGGAAAGATTTCGGGTCTGTCCGCATCAAGTCCCGTCCACGTTTGCGTTGTGGTAGCGGCCCTCTTTCGTCAGCGCCATCTTGCGCCGAGCCATCTCTTGAATGCCGATGGGATCGCCCTTCTGCCAGCGGTTTTTGCCAGTCGGGTCCGGATAGTTCCAGACCAAACTCCCGTCGGTGGCACGTTCAGCCTCGCCCTTCGTCAGCTTGACCTCGGTGGCCCCACCGCCTTGCACGCCGCCCGCCGTTGGCGTCACTGGCGCAACTGGCGCGCTCGGTCGCCGCTGCGATGGTTGCGTGCCGCCGTTCGGCTTGAGATCGCGCTGTTCTGTCTGCGTTTTCTGTTTCATGCCGAGAAATGTTTCCAAGTGGTCAAAATATTCCTTGGTGTCAGGAGTGATACCCTCAGCCACGGCGTCATGGTGTGCGGAAACCACCTTGGCATTTTTGCGCGGGTCTGTCGCGTAGTCCATATGGGCACGCACCCACGTTTGCGATGGTCCGGACAGACCGGAAACCCACGCCTCGGCCTGATTCATCGGCTGTGGTGCGGGCTGCGCAGGTTCCGCGCGCTTCACCGGCTCCGTCGGCAGTTCGGCCTTGGCTTGCTCCAGCATCCGCATGTCGGCGGCGGCCTCTGCAAGACGGCGCTGCGCCGCGCTCAATGCCTTCTTGTCGCCCGCCTCAAATGCCGTCTCGAAAGCCTCCTGCGCCGCATCGGCCTCAGCTTTAGCCGCCGCTATCCCGCTCTCAATTGTCGCCTTGGTGCTCTGCGCGACCTCGGTGCGGGCCGACGTGACTTCGCGCTCCAAAGCCGCTGCGCGTTGCGTGCTCTGGCCCGCCACCGATTCAGCGGTCGTGGCGCGCTGTGTCGCCTTCTCGGCCTCGGCCGTCTTTTCGGCCAACTGCGCCTTGAGTGCCTGCACTGGATCGTCGGGTTGCGCGCGCGTCTTGCCATCGGTCGCGTCAACCACCACGACCTGATCGCCCACCGGCGGATCGTCGCCCTCAATCGTCACAACGATATCGTCATCCCCTGCCATTGGTTATGCCCTCGCCGATTTATTGGGGTTTTTCCATTCCTCGAAAAATACCGGGATTGGTCCACGCTCATCGGATTGTTCCGCTTGCCGCTTTATTTCCTCAGCTATGTCCTTCATTTGCTCGTCGTGATCTTCCATGAAGTCCATTGAGTTACTGTAGACGCGTGCAGCGCGGTCCATGCCCTTGCCGCAGGATATGTCCACATTAACGTCACGCAATTTGAAACTGGAACAGATACACCCATCGAAGTTTCCCAGCCGCCAAATTCCGATTTCCTTTATGAGCGCAAGAACCTTTTCAGGTTCCGACATCTTCCACGATTCTTCTCGGGTAAACATAACTCACCACCAATTCCGCGGATTTTCGATGCGCATGCGGATATCCACATCCTCGAAAATCCGGAGCGTATTGCCGTTGTAGAAAAATTCCATTCCATCGGATGGGCGCACGAAAACCCAATCCCCCACCCTCAATTGCGTCCCATGAAACTGTGCCACCTTATCGTCCTTGAATGCACCCGGTCCCATCGCAACCACGAACGCGATTTTCCCTTGAAACCGGTCTTCCTGCAAAGTCACATCGGGAAGGTGTACTCCGCCCTCGGTAACCGAAGGCTGGATGTAGGTCATGCAGACTACTTGGCTGTGGAGAACTTCGGCATCGAAAGTCCCCAGCGCATTCAGATGCCGCTCTTTGTCCCCAAGTCGCGATTCAGAAATCTCGACTGCCTTCTGCATTGCATTAGACTTGGCCATTAATCCCTCAAAAATAAAAGCGCCTCGCCCGTTTGGGCTGGCGCTCGCTGTGTCTAACCTTGTGGCCGCGTGGCCGTTGTGATCGGCATGGGGTCGCCCCGAACGCTGCGCCGCGTGGCCAGCTATTCAATCTCTTTACTGATAGACTCGCATTCCCGCAAGGCCTCGCTCAGCCCCGCGATCTTGCCTGTGAGTTCTTTGTAAAGCTCCAGCGTGCAGCCACCCTGTAGGACGGTTTTCGAATAACTGTCGATCCGCTCCTGCAGGAATTTCGAGAGACGGCGGGGCAAGCGCACGTCATCGTCGGCATAGATTCTCACAGGCTCGGGAGGCCGCTCAGGTGCCCGTGGCACTGGCGGTCCCATGTTAGCGAGCGCCATCGACTTCCTACAGTCCCTTGTGGCCATACTCTTTCGCCTTCTCGCGCCGGCCGATGCCACCGCCCGCACCGCCCGAAAGCTTCGTGGCCTTGGCGATGCCCTGCGGAGCCTCAAGCTTACCTCCGCGAGCGCGAAAACTGACCATGCCGCCTGCCGCCTTGAACTTGACCTCTCGGTGTTCGACCGCGCCACCCTTCGCATACGTTATTGGGCGC